ACAGACCACCAACAGTTTGAGAAACTTCTTGAAGAAGTAGAAGAGTTAAGACTTAACATTATGAAGAGTCAGCCCATCGTTGATGACATTGGGGACATCATTGTAGTGCTAATCAACTTAGCTCACCGCAATAACTTAACACTGCATGAATGTATGGAACACGCTTTCAATGACATCCGACACCGCAAAGGCAAGATGGTTGATGGCATCTTTGTAAAAGAAAGAGTGGACGAGAGCAAAGACTTATGACCACAGCATTCGTAACAGCCGCCGCCTTGCTTTGTAGTGTACCGCTATGGCTAGTAGGCATTATATTTATCGTGTCTTGTGTTGCAGAAAACTACGATATTTATTAAAAAAAACTTTACAATCGTTACAACTTGTGGTATAATGCCGCATCAATTAAACAACAACAGGAAATAATAACATGGCAATTCTAACAGGAACAGCATACTGGGCAAGCGTAACTACACCGAACACAACTTACGAACCAGTGTACACAGTAAATCTAGTAGTCGATGACGAGACTGCTGAGTCATTCAAAGCCCAAGGTCACACAGTAAAAGACATGGACGAAGGCCCAGCTCTAGTCATCAAGCGTAAGGTCAATGGCCCTAACGGTATGGTAAGACAGCCACCTAAGCTAGTAGATGGCAGCAAGAATCCAATTGACGAACGAGTCGGCAACGGTTCAAAGGTCAAGGTGCAGTATAAAGAATGGGAATCAGTGTGGAAGGGTAAGACTTTCAAAGGTCTCGACTTCCAAGCTATGCAGGTTCTCGACTTAGTGTCCGTCGGTACAGTAGATGGCGGAGAATTTGATGTAGAAGATGACATGGGAGATGAAATCTAAAATGGCTATGAATGTATATAAGAAAGACGACGTTAGTTATGATGTTGATTTGCTTGACGAAGAAGCGCAGGGTTTGTTTTCCCTGCTACAGCAAGCAATGATTAACGTAAGGCAATACAATGATAGGGTGCAGTTGTTCCAAGCCGGAGCTACACACATCCAACAACTGTTTGAAGCGAAGCTCACGGATGAAGCTATCACTGAAGAAGATGACACGGAAGTTACAATCGAAGGCTAACCCAGAGGTGACTCATGCCGTTTGTAAAATTCCATCTGCCGTGCAATGATTGTGGCGGCAGTGACCCAGTAAGTCAGAACGACGATGGGTCAGCGTATTGCTTCAGTTGCAATACGTATTTTAAAGACTACGGCACAACGGAAGTGCAAACCCCAAGACAGGATACAGTAATGGAATTTACACAGTATCAAGGAACAGGTAATGGCTCAAGCTACAATGCTCTATCGGACAGAGGCATCAGTTTAGAAACAGCCAAGAAGTATGGCGTTAAATCTACGATGCTCAACAGTGATGTGACAAGCCACCATTACCCATACTACCACAAGGGAGAGCAGGTAGCTACAAAGATAAGGAAGCTTAACAAGCAGTTTGCTTGGACTGGCGAATCAAAGGAGACAGGGCTGTTCGGAGAGCAGTTGTTTAAGACAGGCGGTAAGTTCATTACAGTTGTAGAAGGAGAGTGTGACGCTATGGCGGCATACGAACTACTCGGAAGTAAGTGGCCTGTTGTAAGTATAAAGTCTGGAGCACAAGGAGGTGCTCGTGATGTTAAGAATAGCTTAGAGTTTCTTGAATCTTTCGAGACAGTAGTGTTATGTTTCGACAGTGACGAGCCGGGTAAGGAGGGAGCCAAAGCAATTGCTAAGCTCCTGACCCCCAACAAAGCTAAGCTAATGACATTGCCCGAAGGTTACAAAGACCCCAACGATATGTTGAAGGGTTACAAACATCAGGCATTTGTTAGTTCCTTCTGGGATGCTAAGGTTTATACACCGTCAGGTATTATGAACCTATCCAATCAGCTAGACGAATACAAACGTCTGCGTTCAGAGAAGCTGCCTTCCATACCATATCCTTGGTCTGGACTGAACGACAAGCTAGAAGGCATGAGAGCAGGTGAGCTAGTTACATTGACTGGCGGCACTGGTCTCGGTAAGTCTTCTGTAACCAGAGAGCTAGAACATTGGCTCATCAATAACACAGAAGACAACGTAGGTATTGTAGCTCTGGAAGAAAACTGGATGCGAACAGCAGAAGGTATCATGGCAGTGGAAGCCAACGCTAAGTTACACCTAGACAAAGTTAAGAACGAGTTAGGCGATGACAAACTAGAAGAGTATTACCGCAAGGTATTTATGGGCAGCAACGAAGGGCGAGTTTGGATTCATGCTCACCTCGGTGTTACCTGCCTCGAAGACATCTTCAGTAAGCTTCGCTACTTGATTGTAGGTTTAGATTGTAAGTGGGTTGTAGTTGACCACCTTCACATGTTAGTTCTTCAAGCCTTGGAAGGCGATGAACGTAAAGCGATTGACGGTATCATGCACCGACTTCGCTCCCTTGTAGAAGAGACTGGAGCAGGTATGATACTTGTATCTCACCTCCGTAGAGTTGATGGCAACAAGGGACATGAGAACGGTATCGAGACTGGACTCAACCACCTCAGAGGTTCACAGTCTATTGCACAGTTGAGTGATTGTGTTATCGGCTTGGAACGTAACCAACAATCAGATGACGAGGTTGAGGCTTCGACCACTAAGGTCAGGGTGCTCAAGTCCAGATACACTGGTGAGGTAGGGTTAGCTTGTAGCTTACACTATGACGCTGTGACTGGTAGACTTAACCAAGTAGATGACGGTGATAACTATGAAGCCTTTGACGGAGACGAGCTATGAATATAGTATTTGATATTGAGGCTGACGGCCTTGACCCTACGAAGATACATTGTATTGTTGCTCAAGACGTAGACACAATGGATGTGTTCACGTTTGACAACACTCAGCTCGACGAAGGTTATACCTTTCTAAAGAATGCAGACAAACTCATAGGCCACAACATCATCGGCTATGACATCCCTGCACTCAAGAAAGTAACCGGCGTTGACCTAAGCCACAAGAAGATTGTAGACACACTGGTTCTATCCCGACTGTTCAAGCCATCTAGAGAAGGCGGTCACGGCTTAGAGTCTTGGGGCTACCGCCTCAAGTTCAACAAGGGTGACTTCGGTGAGCAGGAAGAAGAATGGGATACATACACCCCAGAGATGTTAGAGTATTGTAAGCGAGACGTTGAGCTTAACACTAAGGTGTATCAGCAACTACGAATCGAAAGCAGAGGCTTCACACCTACATCAGTAAAGCTAGAGCACAGTGTTGCTAAGATTATTGATGAGCAAAGACGCAACGGCTTTGAGTTAGACATGCAGAAAGCTATGCTGCTTGTTGCAATGTTTCAAGAGAAGCTTGCAGCTACAGAGTCAGAAGTACATGAGACATTCAAGCCTGCTATCGAGGTACAGATACTCAAGCCTCAATACACAAAGACAGGTAAGCTTGCCAAGGTTGCTAAAGACCAACATGACAAAGGTGTCAGGATGGTTGACGAAGAGTACGAAGAAATGCTACTCAACGACAAGCCAGTACGACGAGAGACACACACTGAGTTTAACTTAGGTTCTCGTAAACAAATCGGTGAGCGGTTGGTTGCAGCCGGTTGGGTTCCTAAGAACTTCACCCCCACTGGTCAACCTATTGTTGATGAAGGTGCGCTCAATAAAGTTAAGAACATTCCTGAAGCTACGCTGATTGCTAAGTATCTAATGCTTCAGAAGCGTTTGGCTCAGGTAAACAGTTGGCTCAAAGCGGTAGAGCCTGACGGTAGAGTGAGAGGTTATGTTAATCCCAACGGTGCAGTCACCGGACGTATGACTCACAGCCACCCTAACATGGCTCAGATACCTAGCAGTAACTCACCTTACGGTAAAGAGTGCAGGTCTTGTTGGACTGTAAAGCCCGGTAACAAACTGGTAGGCATTGATGCTTCAGGCTTAGAACTTAGAATGCTTGCACACTATATGAACGACAAGGAGTACACAAATGAAATCCTCAACGGCGACATTCACACAGCTAACCAAAAACTTGCAGGACTTGAATCAAGAAATCAGGCAAAGACTTTCATCTATGCACTCCTTTACGGAGCCGGAGATGCAAAACTTGGGTCAGTATCTAAGCAAGGTAAGGCAAGAGGTAGACAACTGCGAAACACATTTCTTGATAGTCTCCCATCATTTGCGGCTCTTATCAAGCGAGTACAGAGAGAAGCTAAAAGAGGATTCCTAAAGGGTCTCGACGGTCGTAAGCTTTCAGTACGGTCAGAACATGCTGCACTCAACACACTGTTACAGTCAGCCGGTGCAATCGTTATGAAGGAGGCGTTAGTTATTCTTCAAGGTTACTTTGATAAGTTTCAAGTAGACGCTAAGTTTGTAGCTAACGTCCACGATGAATGGCAGATTGAAGTACATGAGTCAGCCGCTGACGATGTAGGTAGACTAGGTGTTGCAGCAATTGCACAAGCAGGTATAAACTTAAACTTAAACTGTCCTCTTGATGGGGACTTCAACGTCGGAGACGGTTGGCATGAAACCCACTAAAGCAGATAGAAAGAAGTTTGACCTTGACTTAGCATATGGCGAAGTTCGTGAAGATAAAATTGCAGCGATGCTTACAGGTAAAAAGATAGAAGTTAAATCAGAACGTGGTATGTGGATGAAGACAGGCAACATCGCCATTGAGTATAAGTCTTACGGTAAGCCATCAGGTATCGACGCAACGGAGTCGGACTACTGGTTCCATAACTTATGTATTGATGACGATGAATACTGTACACTGGTGTTCAACACTAAGACACTCAAGAAGATTGTTAAGCGCCTCGATACCTTCAAGACTGTATCAGGTGGTGACAACAGAGCAAGCCAGATGTACTTGTTAAATCTTCAGAAGCTATTCTCTTCTGATGTAATCAAAGCATTCAAGGAGTTAGAAGATGAACCAGAAGCCGCTTAATACTATAGTACCTGACATCTACAAGATACTCGGAGACCTTTCAAAGGGTGAGCCTCTTCCAATAACGGAGGAGGCACTTGACCTGACGATGGCTTCAATGAAAGAAGCAATCCTACATTGGGCAACACCAAGGAAGCGGGACACCGACTTCACTGTACGAATGTCTAACGTAGGTAAGCCGTCCCGACAGATGTGGTTTGAGAAGCGTGACCCTAATGGTCGTGGAGATGTTGATGGTGCAACGCAGATTAAGTTTCTCTACGGTCATGTGTTAGAAGAGATTGTACTTATGCTTGTACGAATGGCAGGACACAGCGTCACCGATGAACAGAAGGAAGTAACAGTCAACGGCATTGTCGGACACATGGACTGTAAGATTAACGGTCAGGTAGTAGACGTTAAGTCTGCATCCAAGTTTGCCTTCAACAAGTTTATGAAAGGCACACTGGCTGACGATGACCCTTTCGGTTACTTAGGACAGCTTGCCGGTTACGAGAAAGCAGAAGGCACAGACGAGGGTGGTTTCCTTGTTATCAACAAAGAAAGCGGTGAGCTGTGTATGTATTGTCCCGATGACTTGGACAAGCCGAACATTGACACAAAAATAAATACACTGCTAGACGAATTAAAACTTGACACGCCGCCTGAAATGTGCTATAATCCGACCCCTGATGGCAAGAAAGGAAACATGCAATTGCCTAAAGGATGTACGTGGTGTAAGTATAAACACGAATGCCACAAGGATGCCAACGATGGCGAAGGACTTAGAACTTTCAAATACTCTACAGGCTATAAATACTTAACCCATGTAGAGGCAGAACCAAAGGTAGATGAGATACTATGAACAGAAAGGTAAGTAAGCGCATACGAAACAAAGCTATCGGTATTCAGCTTGAGTGGGTTAGGAGCCTGCTCAACACTGAAGAAGCAGATAAGGTTACACATAGTAACTTGCAGGAGATGCTGCCCAAACAGACACATCTCTGGGCGCAAGGACAGTTTTACAACAGTGCCTTTAGTCTTAGGCATCTGATGAACAACATCAAGAAGATACACCGACGAGACCCTAAGCGTAGCATCTGGGACATTCACTTAAAAGATATTCAGGATGTGATAAAGATACGATAACCACATCCGCAAGGAGGCGATTTGGCAAAGGTACGGAAAGGATATAGGAAAGCGAGAGTGAAGCGCCCAGTTGAGAAAGACCTGATAAAAGGTTACGACTCTAACTGGGAATATGAACTTCACTCTGGCATCCTAGATGCTTGGGAACATCACGTTGACAAGGTTGAGTATGTTATACACCACAAATACGAGCCGGACTTCGTGAGAGAAATAGATGGCAAGAAGATATTGCTCGAAGCAAAGGGCAGGTTCTGGGACAGCGCAGAGTACAGTAAGTATATCTGGGTATCAAAAGTTCTACCACCTGAGATTGAGTTAGTGTTTTTGTTTGCTAACCCCAACGCCCCGATGCCCCAAGCCAAAGTTAGAAAGGATGGCACACGACGCTCTCATGCTGAGTGGGCTGATAAAAATAACTTCCGGTGGTTTAGTGAAGACAGTATACCGGACACATGGATTAACGCTAAGAAGCGAGAGGACTTTAAGAATGAGCATTAACGA